TTTAGAAGTAGCACAAAAACGAAATGAAGAAAGATCACGAGTATTACCTGCAAAAGTTGTTGAAGATTATTGGAACAACGTACAAAAGAATATGGCGTATTTCCAAGGTTTATTTGGAAATGCTAATTTTCTATTAGTTGATAATAATGCTACTTTAAAACCAAAACAGGCACAGAAAAAATTTGATATGTTGGTGAAAAAAGGGATAGGTGGATTTATTAAACGACCAATTAAAAATAAGATAGCTAAAAAATGGATTGAAAAACAACAAATATTGAAGAAGATAAAGTAATGGAAAAATTTATAGCAGAATTAATTGAACCACTTTTAGTAGAAAGTAAAATTAAAAGTGAAAGTTCAAAATTAAAGAAACTTTTAAGTAAATTAAAGATACCTAAATCTTTTTGGGATAATCAACAAAAGTTAATTCATTATTTACAGAGCAATCCTGCAATACTTACTCAATTTTTAAAATTAGTAGGTGAATCAAAAGTAGTAAATGAAGCAACTGAAATTAAAAAAGTAGTTGGTATTTATGGTGGACGTTTTCAACCATTCGGTCCTCATCATAAAAAAACTTTTGAATGGTTAGAAAAACAAGTTGATGATGCGTACATAACTACATCAGATATTAAGAAACCACCAAAGTGGCCATTCAATTATAAAGAAAAAGTTCGACATATGACAAAAATGGGTATTCCTTCTAATAAAATTATTAAAGAAAAAACTCCATATGTAGCAAGTAATACATTAAAAAAGTTTGATAAAGATTCTACTGCTGTTATATATATTTTTGGAGCGAAAGATGCTGGAAGATTGACAAGTGGTAAATATTTTCAAGATTATAAAAAGAATAAAAATAATTTAGAACCAGCTTGGAAACATGGTTATGTTTTAACTGCACCACACGTTTCTGTTAAAGTTGGTAGTAAAGAGATAAGTGGAACTGTAATGAGAAATCTGTTAGATCCAAATACAGATCCTAAACCAACACCAAAACTTTTTAAACAGGCATTTGATTATTTTGATAAAGGTATTTTTAAAATGATGGTTAACAAATTCGGAAAGTTATCTGAAGATAAAGGTCTTTTAGATAGAATTGATATATCGAAAGAAATTAATTTGATTGCAGAAGGTGGTGCATATGGTCATATGAGTCATCCTTTTGATGATAAAGATTTGACTTTTAAAGATTTGAAAAATATTATAGAAATGGGGTTGGGTGGACAACTTAGTAGAGAGGATAATGTTTCAGAAAAGTTAGATGGACAGAACTTAATGATTTCTTGGAGAGATGGAAACCTTATAGCAGCAAGAAGTAAAAGTCAACTTAAAAATGCAGGTAAAACTGCATTAGATACTAATGGAATAATCTCAAAGTTTAGTGGTAGGGGGGATATTGCGGATGCTTTTGGTTTTGCTATGAAAGATTTGGAAAAAGCTATAAGCTCCTTATCAGATAAACAACGTGATAAGATTTTTATGCAAGGTAAAGCGTTTATGAACTTAGAGGTTATGTGGCCTAAGTCAGCAAATGTGATAAATTATGATAAGGCTGAAATAGTTTTCCACGGGGCATTAGAATATGATGATAGTGGCACTGTAGTTGGTGAAGTAAAAGGTAGTGGTAGAATACTTCAAGGAATGATACAACAAGTTAATCAACATATACAGAAACATTATAAGATAGGAAAGCCAGTATTTTTAGAAGTACCTAAAAATCAGGACTTTGGAGCAAAGAAAAAGGGTTTTATTAGTAGATTATCTAAATTACAGAAACATTATGCTTTAAAAGATACAGATACACTATCTATGTACCATCAATCTTTTTGGGAAGAGTTTATTTTTAATGCATCAAAACAATTTAGTTATAAAATTCCTACCAAAGTATTAAAGGGGTTAGTAAAACGGTGGGCATTCTTTGATAAAAAATATGGTGTTAGAAATATGAAGAAAGATATTAAAAATGAAGATTTTCTTGATTGGACATTATCTACGGATAAAGAAGATCATTCAAAAATGGTTAAGGAAAATATAAAACCATTTGAAATTTTATTTTTTGAAGTAGGTGCTGAAATTCTAAAAAATATTACTGGATATATGGCAGCAAATCCAGATGAAGCAATTCAAAAGGTCAGGAAGAGTGTTAAAAAAGCTATTTCTGATGTTAGAAGAGGTGGAGATGTAAAGAAACTTGGTACGTTGAAAGCACAATTGGATAAACTTAATGCGATAGGGGGACTGGACGCTGTTGTGCCGAGTGAAGGAATAGTATTTAAATATAAAGGAAATACTTATAAATTCACAGGTGCATTTGCACCGATTAATCAAATAACAGGTCTAATAGACTTTTAATCGGGGAAATAAATTGGATGGTAATATAAATGGCTAGAAGTAAAGAAAGTATAAGACAAAATAAAGCAATGCAAGCAATTTTAAGGGGTGAAACTCCTGAAAAAAGAATTGTTATTGCTGTTGAAGATAAAGAGTTCAAAGAGAAGATGAGATTGGAACGGGAAGAAGAACGAAAAAAATCAGCTGAACGATTTGATTCACTTAAAGAGTTTAGAATGCCTTGGTTTTGTCCAAAGTGTAATAAAACAATGAAGAAAAGACTTGATAATAAGTTTTGGAGAATACAAGGTGTGTGTTTTGATTGTGTTTTAGAAATGGAGAATAAACTTCGTATTGATGGAAAGTATGAATCGTATGAAAAACGAAAAGTATTACAAAATAGACTTTCTTGGGTAGAAGATATGATTCAGGGAATAGAAGAATGGAAAAATGAAGGAGATGTTACGTTTTTGAATCAAAATAGACCAGATGGATATTCGGTAGATGAAGAAACGTGGAGTCAAGATCCAGATCAAGTAAAAGCACTTTCAGATGAAGCTATGGTTGAAATGAATAAGATAAAATCTGAAATAGAAACAGAACTGTCTAAATATATATAACTTATATTTATAGTAGGAGACATTATGGATTGGTTAAAGAAGTTAATAGCAAGTATTTTAGCTATGTTTGGTATAAGTGCAGCATTATCTGCACGTAAGTCAAATGAAGTTAAAAAATTAAAAAAAGTCATAAAAAGTAATAAGAAAGTAGAAAAAAAGATTGAAGATACTATTAAAGAGATGGAAAAAAGTAAAAAAAGTGGTAAAAGAACTATTTCTACTTTAAAAAGACAGTTAAAAAGTATAAAAACAGATACGGTAAAGATGGAAACTGCATTTGATGAGGATGACGTTGATGAAGCAGTAGATTTTCTTAAAAAATTTGCTGGGAGTTAATATGAAAAGGTTAATAATTGTATTACTTTTAACTTACATGCCAATTTTTGGACAAAGTTCATTAACAGATGAACAAATTCTTCAAATTAAGGCAAAAGTTGAAAAAATACAGAAAGAGAATAAAATATTGACGGAATTGGTATTAGAATATGAAAAAAGTGTAGAAATGGATTCTATTTTATTAGTAAAGAAGGATGAGCAGATTAAAACATTACAAGAACGCAGTGATTTGTTAGAGGATCAAGTTAAACTTACTAAACCTAAATGGTTTGAGAATAAATATGCGTGGTATGGATATGGAGTTTTTACAGTGATTGGAAATATTTGGCTTTATGATAAGGTGAAGAACTAATGGATGATAAACAATTAAAAAGTGTAATTAAATCAGAGTATGTAAAGTGTGCTAAAGATCCAATTTACTTCTTGAGGAAATATTGCGTAATTCAGCATCCAATGAAGGGAAAGATTCCATTTTCTTTATATAACTTTCAAGAAAATACATTAGAAGATTTAGTACAACATGATTATAATGTTATTTTAAAAGCACGTCAGTTAGGTATATCAACATTAACAGCAGGTTACGCATTATGGATGATGACTTTTCAAAGTGATAAGAATATATTGGTTATTGCTACAAAGCAAGATACTGCAAAGAATTTAGTAACAAAAGTGAGAGTTATGCATGCTAATTTACCATCTTGGTTAAAACCTAAATGTGTTGAAGATAATAAGTTGTCTTTAAGATATGCAAATGGGTCTCAAGTTAAGGCAATTTCAAGTGGTGAAGATAGTGGTAGGTCAGAAGCACTTTCTTTATTAATTTTAGATGAAGCAGCATTTATACCTAAGATTGAAGAGATATGGGCAGCTGCACAACAAACATTAGCAACTGGTGGTCAATGTTTAGTTCTATCTACACCAAATGGTGTTGGAAATTGGTTTCATAAAACTTGGGTAGCTGCTGAAGAAGGAGACAGTGATTTTAATTTTATTAAATTGCATTGGTCATTACATCCAGATAGAGATCAAACGTGGAGAGATGAGCAAGATAAATTACTTGGTCCTTCAATAGCTGCACAAGAATGTGATTGTGATTTTATCACTTCAGGACAATCAGTAATAGATGGTGTTATTTTAGAAGAGTATATTAATACACAAGTTAAAGAACCTATGGAAAAAAGAGGAATTGATTCAAATTATTGGATATGGGAGCCACCTA